CCTTTTGTGCCATTTTACCATTTGTTCCGTTAAATAACCTTTTCCAAGTCCTTTGCTCATTAATGCAAATTCCTTTTGTCTGTCATCACCTTGAAACATTGGTATTTTCTTCTCTTTTGAAATATACTTAAGAGTGTATCCAACACTGGCTTCACCAACATCACCAAAATGGATATTACCAATACTAACATCATTAATACTCCAAGCATTTTCTACAATTTTTGGGTTTGTGTTAAATAATATTATATGATAATGTGGTCTTTGTCCGTCTGATCCATACTCGCCAACAGCGTAATATGAAATCTTTTCCTTTGTTAACTTTCTAAGCCTTTTAAAAAACTTTTGTACGTCCGCTTTAACAAGCGTATCCAATCCGCTTTTAGTTTTTGTAATATGTTCATCATTGTAAGTAAGTGTAACGAAGTGAGCAGAATTGCTCTGCTCACTTTGTTTATTTAGTCTAAACGCCCATCCAGACACTCTTCTTCTTATACATGGGGGACATTTACCGCATGGAAAGGGAATATATCCTGTGTCTACTCCCTTGACCAACTCCATTTTTTTATAAAATGGTGTTACACATCTAGTACTCATAACTAGAACATTGGTGTTCCAAACTTAGGCATAGGTCTTACCGCGCGAATCTTATGCAATACTTGACAATACAAATTGTCTGTTCCTTCTGGTTCGTCTAATACTGCAAATATGCGGTCTACGTCTTCTGGTGCACACTCAATAAATGTTTGGTTTAAAGAGGGTAGGTTGTTAAATATCCTTCCTAAATGCCAATAATCAAGTGTTGTTCTGAAATCTCCAGCGACTCTGTTTGGCATAAATTTATATTCTGCATAACGGGGTACATATCCAAATGTTAATGCATCGCTATTTGTAAATGCCATTAATTCCGCATTTACTACTGGTTGTTCTCCAATATGTGCAAATGAAGGCCAGAAGAAATCAAGCGGGTCATTTTTAAGATATGTTTTTGGTATTCCTTGCTGATAAGCAGTTTTTGGCATAACGGACATAATACCGATGATGTACCCATGTTCTTCACAAAAATATGAACCATATTTACCCGTTGATACTGCTACACCATGTCCAGCCATATTACCTTGTGGTAATTGACCTTCTGTTCCACTCGTGTTTAATACTTCTGAAATTACTACTGGACTTTTTACTCCTGTTATGTATTCAGGTCTTTGTAAACGCTTGTCGGAACTCTTAACACCGAAATGCATTAAAATATTCTCAATATATCTGGTTCCGCCACGCGCGTTTTTCTCTAACCATTCTTGTAAACGAAATGCTCTACGTAAATCATTAATTGTTGTTGCTGAAATATCAAATTCATCGCCGTCAACAAATAAAAAATTAGGATCAACTGTAGAACTTCCATTATCTTCTTTAGCATTAAATGCGTCCCAACCATAATTAGCACCAATAGGATAAGGTCCAGACAATGCAGTTTTTGGATTATTATTTTGACTTAATCTTACTGGTACATCATTCTCAATATTTCCAATTGGAATATCTACTGCTGTTCCTTTTTGTGCCCATGGTAATGCACTTGTAAAATAATCGTGTTCCCATGCTCTTTTTCGAAGCTTTGTTAATTCTGTAACATTTGACGTATTATCACCGTCTATTAATTTATAATTTACTTCTGCAACTAAATTTTGGTCTCTGTAATACTCATTATATATAGCTTGATAAGCAGCCATTGGTAATGCTTGTATATTACGCGGCAAATTCGGGCTACTATTGTTTGGTGGTACACCTAAATAATCCAAAAACTTTTTCTTATCATCTGTAAAATTGCTACCATATGCTATATATGGAATTACATGGTTGCTATTTGCGTCTACAATAAATTTTTCCCAATTTTCCCATACGATACGATTTGGTACAAAAAAATAATGCATAGTAACGTCCATTCTGTGCATAACTGGTGCGAGTAGGGGTGCGAATCTTATTAATGAATCACAACCTATGTTAAACATATCTCCGGGAACGCACTCAATAACGCATGTGGGCGTTAATTGTCCCATTTTGCTTGACATTTTTACATCGTGTGTCAAGTCGAACACATTTTTTTTCGGTTTTGATACTTCTACCGAGTTAAACAGGTTTTTGTTTGCCATTTTTGGTTGGTTTTATTTGGTTTATAATCTTATCCCGCCTCGTGATACATAGTATTTCTTCAATCTTTTACTTCTTCCACGCTTGGAACGGTTTTTGCGGCTATACAGCCGACTTCTTTTTCGGTAAGCCATTTTATTGATTTTTAAGGGTTTATACTCGTACTTAACATAATATTTTTCCTATAATTTATATTAAATTAAGTGTCAATGCAATGTAAAAGTTAATTATAATATAAATCTAATTTTCTTTTCCACATGGTGTGTATATCCCCTACCCTATCGGGTAGGGGGTTTGTTTATAATAATTTTTGTTTCTAATATTAGGTTATTTCCAAATATTGTCCCACCAGTTTTTCAATTGGTTAAATGGTTTATCTATTGCTTGTCCTAATATACGCATGTACATAGGATCGTTAGGATTAATCTAACTGTTGTAAAATTCCTGTTCTTTCTTTGTTTCTTGTGTCTTGAATAATATTATATCTTTCTGCATCTGTTTTTGCAACATTTGCCCTTCTTTGGTCTATTTCCGCTAATGCTAATTTTAAGTTAGGTTGTTGCATTAAAGCTTCTGTTGCAATTTGCTGTGTTGTTCGTTGTGTATTAGTCATTGTTGACTGAATATCTGCCTCTTGTTGTTTTACACCCAGTCTTGCAGCTTCCAATACATATCCTTGTAATGATTTTGCTCTATCTAACTCAAACTTGCTTTTAGCTACTTCTTGCACATTTTTAGCCGTTTGACTTGCTTGTTGTAATGCCTGTTGTCTTGCGACTTGTGTTAGTTCTTGAATTCTATCCCTTTGTGCATTTTTTAACTCTAAATCTACTCCTGAAAATAATGCTGACTTTGCTACTTGTCCTAAATCAAATTGAGGTGGGGTAGGGTTCCAACTTTTTGTATCTGTACTTCTTACTGGTTGACTTACGTTGCCAGGTCCTCCTCCATATATTAAATGTGGGTTTAATCCTGCTGCTTTTAATCTTGCCATTTGTGCCGCTGGATTATTGTATGCATTTTGCATATCCCAATCCTGTAATGCATGTTGCCTTTGCATACCATACATCTTTTCGTTCCATTCTCTTGTTTTTCTGTTCATGCTGCTTTGTTGTGCAGCGTTTATTCCTTGTCCTGCTAATGCAGAGCCTGCCATAATTAATGGGGCTACTAATGGTCCGGGCATAACTTTGTTTTTTTAAGTGTTTTTATTTATTTACCTAAATCCACTTTTAGCTTATTGTCCTAATTCTCTCCTTATCGTACCTCTTCGTCGTTTTGTCGTCCTTTTCGCTTATTTGTGGCTTTAGTGTCAATAAGCACTAATATATCAAGGGTGTATTAGTGCTTATTGCTGACGCGCTATCGCTTGTCTTGGTTTTTATTGTTGCGCTACCGCTAACAACAATAAAACCCGTTTTTTGGGTTTTAATTGTCATTTTCTTGTGTTTCTTCCTTAATGTCAGTAATAACACTACGCTTTTTTGCTCTTTTCTTTTCTACTTCTTCTTTTACTCTTTCATTAATTGCCTTTAATTCTTCTCTTGCCTTTTCTGCTAGTTCTTCTCTTTCTGCTAGATCTAACTTCTCAGGGTCTACGTCAAATCCTTCTTCTCCATCCCAAATAGGTGTTTTTGCACCTTCCAGTGGTAATCCTTTAGCATATCTAACTAATAATTCCCTTAGTGTCATACTCTGGTCGGGTACTGTCTTACTTTCTTCGTTGTTTACTTGTCCTTTGTAATTTTTCTTGTAATTACTAACAGCTTTGTGGCTCATAACTTAACTTTTAATTTGTTTTGTTTAAATGGTTTTTGTCGCTTTTCAGCTTTTTTATACATTCTACGAAAATCGTTAATAACTTGTTCAACTTTGACTCTCTCCAAATTATCTCCATGCTCATTTTCAAGAGCCTCTTCCAACTCTTCAGCCGTTGCGCGCATAAATACGCCAATCCTAAATTTTTGACCTTTGTCATATAATTTATCTTTATAATAACGAGGCATAGCGGCTTTCTTGCCGTCTTTTAATGGTAGATATACTCTATTTTCTATATTCCTTTTGTGCCATTTTACCATTTGTTCCGTTAAATAACCTTTTCCAAGTCCTTTGCTCATTAATGCAAATTCCTTTTGTCTGTCATCACCTTGAAACATTGGTATTTTCTTCTCTTTTGAAATATATTTAAGAGTGTATC